CCATTCGATGGGGCATCCGACCTCGAGCCTGGTGTCATAAACCCATTAATCGATGGCGATGTTGCCACCCTGACCCAGGCGTTGACCAAGGCTAACCTGGTGGCGGCTCCCGTGGAGAGTGGGGATGTGGCATCGGCCAAGTTGGTGACCGAGTTTCTCCGTTGGCGTATGGGTACGATGGATGAACTGATGAGGGAGTCATCGATTGGGGCTAATTATTTATTGCAGAACGGAGTGACTTTTTTCGGTACTTACTGGAAGCAGGAGAAGACGAGGAAGTTTGAGCCTATTAGTTTAGAGCAGATTGCCGAGCAATCACCTGAACTGGCAATGGCGATAGAAGACCCTGAAATGAAGGAGGGAGTCGAAGAGATGTTTTATCCTATGTTTCCGAAGCTGAAAAAGCGGCGGGTCAAGAAGATGCTTAATGAGTTACGGAAGAATGGTGAGACCGAAATTCCGACCGAAAAAGTGGTCGTAAACCGTCCGGCAGTTAAAGCTTATGAGTTAGGCAGGGAATTAATAGTCGATTCAAATGTAATCGATTTAGAATCCGCCAGGAGCATTCACTGTATTCATTACTATTCTCCTGAAGCGTTGAAGCAGAAGGTAAATGAGGGATGGGATGAAGCTTGGATCGATGAAGCGATTGAGAAGGCGAAAGACTTTTACGAGGAGAGATACAGCGACTCGGCGATGCATTATGACTATGGAACGAGCTATGGCAGTCAGCACTACGAGGGATTGATTCGGGTAGTTACCACCTACCGCAAGGAGTTGGATGAAGATGATGTTCCCGTAGTCACTAAGACCTGCTGGACGGATGAAATGGATGAAGCAGGATTCCATGAACCGGTTGGCTATGACGAGGGCAGATATCCATTCGTGTGTATCACGAGAGAGCATTTAAACCATCGTTTACTGGACTCTCGCGGATACCCTGAACTGCTGAAGAGTTATGAGTTGGCGGTAAAGACAGAAGTCGATAGTCGTCGGGACCGTGCTTCTATGAGTACGATGCCACCGGTTGAATATCAAATCGGCCGTAGGCCTGAGCGTCTCGGTCCAGGGGCACAGATTCCTGTACGCCGTAGGGGAGAGGTCGGGTTCATGGAGATCCCCCGCTATTCGCAGGCAAGCATGGAGGTGGAGATGCAAATCCGCCAGTTGTGTAATCGCATAACCGGTCGGGCGACTGGACCTGATGATGCGGTGGAGGCCAATGTGATAAAACAGCACCTGGTCAACTGTTGGCTCAGTGGATGGAAGGAAGTTTTGAAGAGGATTTGGTGCTTGGATCGGACTTACAGCGGACCGATGATTTGGTTTCGGGTTACGAATAACGAGCAGGGAGCACAGTTGATTTTGGATGAAACTGCTGAGTTGTATGATTTTAATATTAGCTGGAACTCGATGAACCAGGATGAATCCAAGGTGATCGAAAAGCTCGATACGGTTGGTAAATTGATGGCTCAGTATGATCGCAGTGGCCAGGCTCGATTCGACATTTATCTCCGCAAGGTATTGGAGGCAATTGATCCTAACTTAGCATCCCAATTAATCATGCCACAGCAGGAGGCTACAGATAAAGAGATTCAGGAGACTTCTGCGGATATCGCTAAGATTGCAAGTGGTCAGGTGGTCAATGTACCACAGCAGGGAGTAAACTCTCAGCTTCGCTTGCAACAACTTCAGCAGTACATTCAGGGAACTCCTGAAATACCGGCACAGGATGTCCAACAGCGGATGCAAGAGGACGAGAATTTCGCCAAGAGGCTTCAAACATATGCGGGTCAGCTCGAAATGATGCAAACCCAGCAGCGCAACGCACTTATTGGTCAACTAGGGACAGCCCCCGGCAATGTACCAGGTACATCGATGGCCGCTTAATGAAAAGGAAAAAATGACATTAGCAGATGCAGTAGCCGGACTCGGGCAACAAACCGAGTGGGTAGTAATTAAAGATTTTATTAAAGAGCAGAGGGATATATGCCTGGTAGATTTTCAGGACTATACTCATGTGGATAACCCGCAGAAGCTTGCAAGGCTAAGTGGCGAGATAGCTGGGCTTACCCGAATAATGGAGTCACTTGAAAATGCCGAAACTGACACCCCATCAGCAGTTTAAAAACGCACATAGGTCTTTACTAAATCGTTGGGTCGAAGAGTCTGATATTGATGACTTAGAGTTGGCTCAAATAGCAGTAGATGACACGCAAGAATGGTTGGATGAAGAGGTTGTCGATTTCGAGTCAGAAGTCGATTTAGATGAAGCGTAAGGGTAATCTTTACGAGCAGAAATACTTCGCATCTGCTCTAGAGGCTGGGCTTGAAGTATTTATCCCATTGGGGGATTACCTCCCGCAAGATTGCTTGGTTATGAACTCAGCAGGGCGAGTCTTTAAGGTTCAGGTAAAAGGAACAGAGACTAAGTCTAGAGACCCTAAAAGAAAAGGGGTTGGCCGATATCAGGTAACTACTTCATCGGGTGGTAATGGTAAAGTATCAATAGATTGCACCAAAGTGGATATCATTGTGGCCTATATCGATGAGTTGAATACTTTTTACCATATTCCATGCATTGAATTAGACGGTGCGAAGCGTATTAGTTTATACCCACATATTGTTAATTCTAGGGCCAAGCACGAACGATTTAAAAATAATTGGTCCGTTTATAAAATCTCCTGAGAAATTTGATTTTTTACCTGCTAAAATAGTTTTTGGTGGGGTGTATCTGCCCCGCAGAAAACTCAAAGAGTGCGAACTTTAAACGCAGAAATCATGGCAGAAACAGTTATTAGCGAGGCTCCGGCTGAATCTACGGGAGCAGAAAACAATCAAGTACGAGGCCCACTATCGGTGGAAGATTTGGCGGCATCCTTTGTCGAGCAGGTCGAAACTGATCAGGAGGCTCAGGTAGATGAGGCGAAGGAGGAGAATACCGAGACCGAACACGCAGAAGCATCAACCGACCAGGATGAAGATGTTCTTTCACAGTTTTCTGAGTCCGAAGAAGAGGACGGAGAAGATACCGAAGAAGAAGTAGAAGAGGAAGTCGAGGAGGAAAGCGAGAGCGAACCTCCTAAAGCTGTTGGTAAGCTATTAAAGCAGGTCAATAAGCTTACAGCTCGAGCAAAGTCAGCAGAAGAAACTGCTGAAGCACTCAAAGCTGAAATCGACAACCTGAAGCAATCAGGAGGCAGTCAGTCGCAACCAGCTCAACCCGAGTTAGAAAATATTCAGTCTTTTGAGGACTTACAACAGTTGCAGAGGGAAGCACAGGCCGCCAAGAAGTTTGCACTTCAGCATATCGGTAAGGATTACATAGAAGTCGATGGCAAGGAATATAGCGATGATGATATTCGAAATATTCTCACCCAGGCAGACGAATATCTTACTGAGAAAATCCCTCAACGAAAGCAGTACCTGCAAGAAAAATCAGAGTGGTCACGCGATACCATCGCCACCCATCCGTGGATGGATTCATCCAAAGATGATGATATCTCTGAAAGTCGCAGGGACACCTTTAAATCACTTCGAAATCAATACGCCAATGTATTGGACGGTCTTCCGAATGGTGACTTCATCGCCGCCACTCTAGTTCGTGGAATAGAAGCATTAAAAAGCGAGCAAGCCGCAAAGTCTGCCAAGAAGGCAGTCAAAAAGCGTAAAGCTCCACCTCCTACTGATGGAGGAGATGTTTCACCACCTATCGAAAATTCAACGACTCGGAAACAGAAACAAAAATCAAAGATCCTGGATCGTAAAGGACCACTCTCGGCTAACGATCTCGCCGCATTTCTCGCGGAATAAAATTTAAAATCTTAAAATAAGGAAATACTTAAAATGGCATTAGCAACAAGCTACAATGTGACCGCCGCCAAAGGCGCTCGCGAAAACTTAGAAAATCTATTAAAAACTGTAGAACCTACAGAAACACCTCTGTATTCTACTCTGTCACAATCAGCCGCTCCAAAGGCAACTCTTAACGAGTGGTTGGTTGACTCCCTCGCAGACCCCGAGATTGGCGGAACAATCGACGGCGTTGATCTTACGATCTCTGATGCGGCCAACTTGATCGACTCAAGAGCAAGATTGGGCAACAGGGTGCAAACCATCAGAGACATATTCTCTGTCTCGCGTCAGGCTGAGATGATTGATGTGGCTCCTGGTGGACAGGGTGGATTATTCAACGCTTCCAAAGCAAAAAGTTTAATTCAGCT